GGACTATGCTCGGGTTTTTGAGTTTCAACCAATAGGATTCAATTGACAAAAGTTGACATACATAAAAAGGCAATGATTGAGGCTTTAAAAGAAAGCTTAGGAATAGTATCTACTGCTTGTTCTAAGGTTGGTATATGTCGCACCAGTCACTATGATTGGATGAATGAGGACGAAGAATATAATAAGTCAATTAATGATATTAGCGAAGAAGCCATTGATTTTGTTGAATCAGCTTTGTTTAAGAAAATAAAAGAAGGGGACACAACATCAATAATCTTTTACCTAAAAACAAAAGGTAAGAAGAGAGGATATATTGAGAGGCAAGAAATAACAGGCAAGGACGGAGTACCAATACAGCCAGTAATACGATTTACGAATGACTGAGACAGAAGTATTGCTACATGAAGCATATCAACCACTATGGCAAGAGAAAGCAAAGAGGTACTTTCTAATGACTGGTGGTCGTGGCTCCGGCAAGTCCTTTGCATTAGCTTTATTTTTATGTGACATAGCAGCTAAAGAAAAGCAGATAATACTTTACACCCGGTTTACATTACAGTCAGCTCATATCAGTATCATTCCTGAGTTTATTGAGAAACTTGAGATAATGGGAATGATAGGTGATTTCGATATAACAAAGACAGAGATAACACATAAGTACACAGGTAGTCGGATATTATTTAGAGGTATTAAGACGAGTGCAGGGAATCAGACAGCGGCATTAAAATCAATACAGGGAGTTACTACGTGGGTATTAGATGAAGCGGAAGAATTAGTTGAGGAGAATACGTTTGATAAGATAGATGAGTCTGTACGTGAAAGGGGAATACAAAACAGAGTTATAATAGTTCTCAATCCCACTCACACGTCACATTGGATATATTTAAAATGGTTTGAGGAAAGACAGCCAGATACTTGTTATTTACATTCAAGTTATTTAATGAATATCCGTAACTTATCAGATAGTTTTGTTGAAAAGGCTAAGAGTGTACAGATAAAGAATCCTACTGCTTATAAAAACAGATTTCTAGGTGAGTGGATGAATGCAGCCGAGGGAGTAGTATTTGAGAATTGGCATGAGGGCGACTTTGATAATAATTTAGCACTTGATTGTTTTGGTCAGGATTACGGTTTTGCTGATGATCCTTCCACGTTGGTACATGTAGCAGTTGATAAGAAGAATAGAAAACTATACATAGATGAGTGCTTTGCGTTACAAGGGCTTCCCACATCAAAGATAGCAGAGTTAAACAAACATCATGCTACAAGGATTATAATTGCGGATAGTGCAGAGCCGAGGCTGATAGATGAATTAAGAAGAGAGCATAAGATTAACATTAAGCCAGCTATTAAAGGCCCGGGGAGTATCACGGCAGGCATAACAGGGATGTTGGATTATGAGATTATAGTAACAAGCAGATCTGTTAACTTAAAGAAAGAGCTACGCAATTATATTTATCTGGATAAGGGTAGTAAGGTTTATATTGATGACTACAACCATAGTATTGATGCTACTCGTTATGCTTTTCAGTTCTTAACGAAGAATAAAATAGAAAATTGGGTATCATGAATATATTTAGAAAAAAGATAAAACCCGAAGAAGATTATCAGCTTACTAATGATGACTGGATAATGCTTTCCCGTATGATGTTTCAGAATGTCAACAGAGGGCAAGACATAAACTCATTCATCAATAAGACTGATTACATTGAAAAGGGTTATGTCCGCAATGCTGCGGTATATTCTGTTATCTCATTACGATCATCAGCCGCAAAGGGTATTCCGTGGCTTGTGTATAAAGTTAAGAATGCTCAGAAGTTAAGACACTATACTAATATCACAAAAAAAGACTTAGACCTTCATAGACTACTTACATTAAAAGCTGACTCATTAGAAGAGGTTTATAATACGCCTATCAACAGATTATTAAAACGTCCTAATCCTACTCAGAGCTTTCCGGATTTAATTGAGGCGTTGTTTGTTTATCGGGATATTACCGGAGATGCTTATTTGACGCAAGTAGATAACGTAGCTTCAAAAGAGATATTACAGTTATTTGTACTTCCGTCTGATCAGACTAAAATAGTAGGCGGCCCATTTACCAATCCGGTAACAGGGTATCGCTTTAGTCCAATGTCAAAAGATATTATACCACCTGAGAAAGTCATGCACTGGAAGTATTTTAATCCCAGGTGGGGCAGTGATGGGAGGCAATTATATGGACTCTCTCCGCTTGTGGCTGCATCGCAAAACATTAACTCAGATAATGCAGGGGTAGATAATGAGACTGCCTCATTTGCTAACGAAGGTGTAAAGGGAATACTTACAGGCACTAACGACACTGAGATAGAGTTTACTAAGGAACAAACTGATATGCTTATTAAGAAGCTTAAAAAGGCTACTACAAGAGCAAAGCAGGGAGAAGGGAATGTGATGTTTAACCGTGCGCCAATGAATTATTTGAAGATAGGTGAGACACCGGTTAATTTAGGCGTATTGGATTCAAGAAAGTATAACAAAGAAGTACTTTGTAATATACTTCATGTTCATCCTTCATTGCTTTCGTCAGATGCTTCAACGCTTAATAACTTGACTGAGGCACGTAAGTCGCTTCTCACTATGTCGGTTATGCCGGACATGGACTCATTAAGGGACAATCTCAATACGATGTTTCAAAGATCATTTGGGGAACAGTGGTTTATTGACTACGACATTATGGCTATCAGTGAGCTGCAAGACGATTTGGAGAAGCTTTCTAAGACACTTGTTAATATGGACTGGATAACTATTAACGAGAAGAGAGCAGCAACGCAATATGAAGAATATAAAGACCCTAATGCGGATATGTTGTTTAGTGACATGAGTAAAGTCCCGCTAGGGTTCGGTATGAATACAGGATTTGAGGAGATTGACGAGGCAATAAAGAGTTTAAGATGACATGGGACGAGATAAATAGAAGAAGAATGCCATTTATCAGGATGGGAAGCAGGTTATTTAAAGGCATGTATAATGATATTAAAAAACAATTAGAAGAGGTGATACAAGGGAAACATACAGCGGGACAAATTACGGAAGCTATCAGGACATTTAGGTTTGATGATCAGATAGTACAGGCTGCCTTTATGCGCTATTATGTTAAAACAGGGATGAGCTTTGCAAAAGACACAGTTAAGGGACGTAAAAACAGTTTACAGTTAAAGAATGATGAGACGGATATTTGGATGGCTCAATTGATTGAATACATAAGGACAAAGACCTCTACTAAGATAACAAGCACAATAAGCACAACGTACAAAGATATTGAACGCATATCGAGGGAATTTGTTGAGACGGGAATGAATGAAGGATGGGGAATGGATAAGATAGTACGTGAGATAGTAAAGAAGCAGGGTACGATAGATTCATGGAAAGCAATGAGGATAGCACGTACAGAAGTAGTTTCTGCCTCTAATCTGGGTGTTGAGATAGGAGCGGATAGTCTTGTAGGTAATAAGATGAGGGTTTGGATCAGTACATACAGACCGACAAGCAGACCCGATCATTTACAGATGGATGGGGTTAAGGTTCCTTACAGAGAGAAATTTTTAACACCTAAAGGAAATTACATGAGCTTTCCGGGCGATCCTGAATGTGGTGATGCTAGTGATACAATAAATTGTACGTGTGGGTATGAAGTAATAGTTGAATCAGAATTATACTAATGGCAAAGACAGCAATCATAACGAGAGCATTTAACAGACTAGAATATACGGTTATGTGTATCCGTGAGGTTAATATCTTTGCTGGTATTGCAGATTATGAGCATATCATAATAGAGCAGGATAGTAGTGACGGGACAAAACAGTGGTTGAAGTCTTTAGAAAAAGAAGGTTATTACAATATCAGAGTTAAGTACAATACAATAAACACAGGAGATGCCGGAGGGATGAAAGACGGCTTTGATATGTCTTCAGATGATTGTAAGTATATTCTGCAATTAGATAATGACTTGATTCCGCTCACTGATAATTTTATACAGAAGTTAGCAGACATTATGGATAATGACAGTAAGATAGGAAGTATAATGTTAAAGAGAGAAGGAGTATCCACGTGTTTGCCATTAGGTAGTTGTTATAAAGATAATCTTTACAGGATGACTAAGTTACATGGTATGTTTTTTAGAAAGAGTTTATTGAAAGAGATAGGATATTGGGTTAATAAGGATAAGATAGGATGGGTTAAAGAGATTCCTAAAAGGATTGAGAAGCTGGGGTATTATGCTGTCAAGTCACCAGATATTAAAGTAATGCACATTGACACTACATCGGGGCAAAAGATCAAATATCCTGTGTACTTTCAAAATACAAAGAAGAATACAAATTATAAGAATTTAAGTTACTGATAGTATGAAAGATTTTATAAAATGTTTTAAGCAAATAAAAGATGTTGACACAAAAGGGACTGTTGTCTTTTATGCGAATACCTTTTATAATGAAGATACAGATGGAGATGTTTCTTTACCTGGCTCATTTAAGAAAACAATAATTGATATGGGGACACGTCTGAGACATTTAAAATATCACGACACAAGATTAATGCCTGGTGTTATTAAAGAGATAACAGAAGATCAGGAAGGTTTATTAGTTAAGTCTAAGCTTATTCTTGATACTCAACTAGGAAGGGAGACATACGAGGAGTATAAGGCAATGCATGAGGGAGGTAAGCAAATGGAGCACTCTGTAGCTGTTGAAGCTGTTAAGTATAAAGACGAGGGTTCAATAAGGAAGGTATCAGAGTGGAAGTTATGGGAGGTTTCAACTTTAACAGCATGGGGAGCAAACAATCAGGCTCTTTCAGTTTCGATTAAGAATATGAAAGATGCCACACGTGAAGACATTGAAAAGGAGTTGCTTTATTTAAAGGCTCTTCTAAATATTCGTTCTTATGATGACTATAAATCAGAACAAATTGATAAACAAATATCATATCTTAATACATTAAAAGCCGTACTACAGCCGGAGGCATCCACTGTGAGCAACACTTTTATGAAAGGATTTGGTAACATTAAATAAATTATTAATTAAAAACATTAAAGAAATGAAATACAATTTTAAAAATATCACATTGCCTGAAGATCATGGCTTTGATGATGAGCAGTTAAAGTTTCTCCAGACCATTGACGAAGCTATGGTTAAAGCGCAGGAACAGGCCTCTAAGAAAGAGGATATTGATACAATTAAAAGCGATCTTGAAACACAGATGAAAGCTTTAAAAGCTGACTTCAATTATGAGAAGTTACAGGAACAGATTAATGCTGTATTCATTAAGCTCAGTGATATGGGCGCAAGTGGAGTTGAGATGACAAAAGAGCAGACGGATGCGAAAGCACTGAAGCTTAATAATGAATGGATCAGGGGTCTTCTGAAGAAAGATATTGGCAGAATGAAGGAAGCCAATAAAGAGCTAAAGACAATGGACCCGATTCTTCACTTAGGCCCAGCCACCGGCTCTGGTACTGGCGACCTTGCAGTGGATTATACTGATGGGGGTTATCTTGTGCCTGAACTTTTCAATGCTGAGATTTATCGTTTTTCAGTAGATGGTGGCGTTGCCCGTCAGGAGATGTCGTACATGCCATTCAGTGGTGCAGGGAATAGTCGTTATCTTCATTATCAGCTTACTAACGTAGCTGTTAGTTGGGTTGAAGAAGGAGAGAAAAAAGGGAAAACTAATC